GGGGGGCGTGGCTGCCCCCATTTTTCTACGCCAGTGCCTGCCTGACGCGGTAGCGGCTGATGCGCATGTGCTCCGCAATGCGGCGCTGCGACCAGCCACGGCTGTGCAGCCGCTTGGCGCGTTGCCCAGTGCTCTCGGTTGCCCACAGCAGGATGATGATGGGCAGCAGCAGCAGGGCTGCGATGAAGGCGAGTGTGGTTGTCATGGGTGGGATTTGCAGTGCAGGCCGGTTGCCTGCGTGGTTGCATCCTACACCATGGTCGGCCGTGGTCAACCCTTCTGTAACAAAACCCAGTCAGTCGAGCACGGGTGTATAGGTTTCGTCGCAAACCAGCGCCTTTGCATCCTCTACAGACCGTGCCACGCCAGCGATCCCGCCTGCAGCCTGGACCGCATCCAGCCACTGCTGCTGCTCTGGCCGCAGCCTGCCGGTGGGGGTCTTCACCTCGATGCTGAGGAACACAGCCACCTGGGTGCCAACCATGTCAGGTGTCACCGTGACCGTCCGCCAGCCGATCAGGTCAGCGCTGCCTTTGCACAGGCCAAACTGCACCGGACGGCCGTTGACGTCCCTGAGTGTCCCGGTGTTATTGCGGAAGACTCTGGTGTCGCCATTGCTGATGGCTAGCCGGATCTCCTGCTGGATGCGTTGTTCGCTCACTCATGCGCCATGCCGCTTGGCCAACCTAGCCTGATAGACACGCTCTGCCCAGCCGCGTTTGTAGCCGCGTTGCTGCGCCAGCTTGCGTAGGTCATCCAAGGACTGCGCACTGCCTTGCTCGCGTTTGCGCTGGCGTGTAGTCAACTCCTGTAACTCACCCTCAACCACCTTTAGCTCTCTGGTCTCTTGCGGTGCAAACACATGCCCGCAGCCTGGGCACACCTGCGTGGCGCTCATGCTGGTGGTGAAACACACCGGGCACACCTTGACCGATGGTGCTTGCTCGCGGTCGCGTTTGCGCGCACCGTCCAGCGTCCAGTCGCGGTCCTCTAGGTGATGCCCAAGCCGCAGCGTGTTGCCAACATGATCCAGCACCACAGCGGTCTTGTCATGGCTTGGCCTTAGGCACCGGCCGATCATTTGCAGGTGGAGACTCACCGATTGCGTAGGCCTTAGCAGGATGCAGCCGCCGACGCTTGGCACGTCCACGCCTTCACCAATCAGGCTGCAACTGCTCAGCACCTTGACGCGACCAGTCCCGAGTGCTGTCAATAGGTCCCTGCGCTGGTCGGTTGTCATTGTGCCGTCAATGCTGGCGGCAGGGATGCCTTGCGACAGGAACAGGGCAGCCACTGCCTCGGCATGGGCCACGCTGCAGCAGAACGCAATCGCGGTCTGACCTGACAGGTGTTTGCGGTAGTGGCTGCAGCAGTCGCCCATGATGGTACCGACGCGCTCCTCAGCCTGTTTGGTGTCGAAGTCGCCCATCTTCTTGCGCAGCCCGGTGCTGTCGAACCCCGGTGGTGCCAGCACACGGGCACTAGCGAGGTAGCCGTTGTCGGTCAGCCACGCGGCTGATGGGCCTTGCACCATGGTCTCGTAATGATCGCCAAGCCCGCGTCCGTCGCCACGGCATGGCGTTGCCGTCACACCCAGCACATGCGCCTTGTGGAAGTGCTGCAGCACCGTGGACCAGGTGTTGCTATTGGTGTGGTGCGCCTCATCGACGACCAGAAGCTGGAAGAACTCGCCCGGCAGCTTGTGCAGCCTGCGGGCAAGCGTCTGCACTGAGGCAACCTGCACCGCATGGCTCAAGTCCATGCTGCGGCCTGCTGCAATGCGGCCATGCGTCACGCCCATGCCGGTGAGCGCTCGGCTGGCTTGGTCCAGCAGCTCAGCGCGGTGGACAAGAATGCAGACGCGGTTGCCTTTCCGGGCGGCGGATTGGGCGATGTAGCTGAAGCACACCGTCTTGCCGCCACCGGTCGGCAGCACTGCCAGCACCGTGCGCTTGCCTAGCTGGTACTGCAGGCGGATGTCGGTGATGAGCTGCTGTTGGTAGGGGCGGAGGTTCACACCAGCTCCCCCTGCTTGTGCGACTCGACGGCCTGCAGGTTCTTGACCGCGCAGTTGAAGTAGCTGGGCTTCAACTCAAAGCCAACGAACCGGCGGCCCATCTGCAAGCTGACGTAGCCCTCGCTGCCGATGCCAGCAAACGGGCTCAGCACCAGATCGCCTGGGTTACTCCACAACTGCAGGCCGCGGCGGATCACCTCAAGCTGCAGCGGGCAGATGTGGCGTTCATCGTCATTGGCGCGGGCGCTGCGATATTGCAGGGTGTCTGATGGGTTGATGTCCATCCACACCGGGCTGGCGTAGCGCTGCCAGATGTTGATGCTGTCCTTGATGGCATCGCCAGTCTTAGCTGGTGGGTTCTCGCCGGCAAACTCAGTGAACGGGCCAGCGCATGGCTCGGGGTTGTCGCCCAGCTTGCGCACCGTGACCAGATAGTCAGGGATGCCTTGACGGCTCAGGGCTGAGTCCTTGCGGATCTGCTTATGCAGCAGACCGATCGCCTTGGTGCGCTGCATGGCTGTGACGGGATCCTTCCAAATGCAGACCTCTGAATGGAACACAAAGCCCGCCGACTGAAAGATGCGCAGCATGTCACCGCGAAAGTCCTTCACGCCTATGAATCCGTCGCGCTCTTTGCTGCTGGGTAGGTTCATGCAGTGGAAGCTGATCAGCCGGCCGGGCATGAGCACGCGATGCAGCTCCTTGGCCAAGTAGACGAAGTGATCGAAAAACTCCTGATCGTTGCGGCTGTTGCCCATGTCCCGGTCGCTGTTGGAGTAGGTGTAGAGCGACGCGAATGGCGGACTGAAGATGCTGTAGTGAATGCTGTCTGAGTCGAGCTGCTTGATGCTCTCAACGCAGTCGCCCATGTAGATGTCCCAGTTGTCGCCGGACTTGTGCTCAGTGATGTGCGGCGCAACCTGACGCTGGATCTTTTTGAGTTGTTCCATGGTGGTTTGTTTCATGATGGTGACCATTGATTCAGCCATTGCAATGCTGTCCGCTTCCTTGCGGCGGATGTTCTCGATGACGCGGCCTTCGGCCACGTCGTAGATGATGTGCGCATTGACCGGGTGCTGCTGACCGAATCGCCAGCACCGGCGGATGGCTTGATAGAACGCCTCGTAGCTGTGAGACAACCCAACGAATGCGACGTTGTGGCAGCCTTGGAAGTTGAGCCCGAATCCGAAGATGCTGGGCTTGCTGACCAGCACGCGGATCTTGCCATCTTGGAAGTCGATCGCGGCACGGCGCTTATGGTCGTCGCTGTCGCTGCCTGACACCTCAACTGCGCCATCGATGGCAGCAGTGAGCGCCTTGGACTCGTCGTTGAGATCACACCAGATCAGCCATTGCTCGGTGCTGTCGTTGGCCAGGGCTGCGGCTGCATCAACGCGCATCTGCAGCGATGCCTTGCGGACGTGCCGCTGATCGCTCAGGGTGCGGGCTTCCATGGCAAACAGCGCCATCTGGCCTGCGTCGTCAGCCATGGCCTCGCGTGGTGTCTCAACCGTGCAGTCTTGTATGGATAGCTCGGGCAGGATGAAACTGCCGTCGTCGTAGCCCAAGTCTGACGGCTTGCGAATAGTGACAGCCCAACTGCAGACCCATTCCCAAAACTTGTCTTTTGCGTGCCCCTTAAGCCGCCACTTGCTGGTGTCGCCGCCGTCGTGGACGAAAAACATGGCCAGCATCTCAGTCCTGGTCATCACACCGATGAACTCGGCATGGTTGCCCAGCTCCATGTGATCATTGGGTGCTGGCGTGGCCGAGCAAGCCAGACGAAATGGCGTCTGGCTGAATGACTCGATGATCCGGCTGCGGATCTTGCCGGTGTACGCCTTAAGGATGCTGCTCTCATCGAGCACCACGCCATCAAAGGCGCTGGGGTCGAAGTGGCTGAGCTTCTCGTAGTTCGTGATCGTGATGCCGGGTTGCACGTCTGCCTGGGTTGCGGCGAACGAGCACGGGATGCCGAACTTGGCCCCCTCGCGGACGGTTTGGTGTGCCACAGCCAGCGGCGCCAGCACGAGCACATTGCCGCCTGTGTGCTGATGCACCTGATGCGCCCACTCAAGCTGCATGGCGGTTTTGCCCATGCCGCAGTCAGCCCAGATGCAGAACCTGCCAACGCGGCAGGCCATGGTCACGATGTCCTGCTGAAACGGGAACAGCGGCGCGGTGAACTGTTGCGGGTCAAACCCAACAGCAGGGCAGGCGGTGGACTTTGAGGCTAGGAAATCTTTGTAGGTCATAGCTGCCATGTGGCCTTGCAAGCGTAGCAGCCCCGGCTACAGTGTGCAAGCACCTAGCCGCCGCAGATGCGATTAGCCCATCCAACACCAGTGCGCCTAAGCCAAGACCAGTTGCAATGGCTGGATGCCTGGCGCGGTGACCGCATGTCCCGTGGCACAGCCATCAGGTTGTTGCTGCAGCAGTCCATGGAGCTGCACGGCCGCGGCCTGCTGCCTGCCACTGGGCGTCGTGAGTCATGAGCAGTGATTTACTTGGGCAGCTAGCAGCGTTGCCGCGCCACTGGTCTTATGTGGCAGTTGATGGTCAGAAGCGTCCATACATGGACAACTGGCAGAAAGACTTCATCACCCGCGCCAAACTAGGGCAAGAACTGAAGTCAGGCCGCGCCAAGGCCATTGGCGTTTGCTGCGGCACGCCAAGCGGTGGCCTGCTGTTTGTTGACCATGACGGCAAGTCCGCGTCGCGCTTGTTTGACGACTGGGGTATCCCGGTCAGCTCGTTGCCGCCGTCCTGGACCGTAACAAGTGGCCGCGACGGCCGGTTTCAGATCATCTACCAAGTGCCTCAGCAGTATTGGGCAGACATCCGCACCCGTAAATACAAGACCGGCGTTACCGACAGCGAAGGCAAGCCAGAGCAGATCGAGCTGCGTTGGGACGGCTGTCAGTCCGTTATTGCCGGTGCACACCCGTTGACCTCTGGCTATAGCTGGGTGCCGGGCCGGTCACCGGCAGACCTAGACATTGCCGAGGCACCGGCAGATTTGTTAGCGCGGATGCTACGGCAGCATGTGCAAGCCCCATTGCCGTTGGTCAGTGCTGGCGGCAGCGACGACACAGCGCGGGCGCGGTCATACCTAGAAGCGCTGCAGCCCAACCGCGCTGATGACTATGACCAGTGGCTTGAGGTGGGCATGGCGCTGCACAGCGTTGATGATGCCTTGCTGGCTGACTGGATCAACTGGTCAGCGCAGTCATCCAAGTTCAAGCCTGGTGACTGCGAACACAAGTGGCGCGGCTTCAAGTCCGGCGGTGGCATTACCCTTGGCACCCTTGGCCAGCTAGCCAAGCAAGACGGCTGGCGTGGGCGGCAGCAGCCGGAGCCGGTGCGCCGCGAACGTCCTGCAAGCAAGCAGCCGCCGTCAGCAGTAAACCCGCAACTGCAGCCCATGAATGCTGCAGAGCTGCTAAATCTGCTGCGGCACGGCGACAGCAGCTACCGCTACAACACCTTCACTCAGCGCATTGAGGTGGACGGCGCTCCCATTGAAGGCGCCGAGCGGTTTTACCTCACCTTGGCAGAAATGGGTTACAAGGTCTCCAAAGAGGTAGCGCTGGACTGCATTGTCCAAGTGGCCAACGAGTCGCCCTATGACCCAGTCGTCGAGTACCTCGACCGTGTTGCAGCCACGGTGGCACCTGCCTACATCGAAGCGCTGTCCACCGCCTACCTGCGCCCTGGTGACACGCCAGGCACCATCTATGACGAGATGCTTAAGCGCACCCTGATCGGTGCCGTAGCCCGCGCTTATCACCCTGGCTGCAAACATGACACCGCCTGCGTCATCATGGGCGATCAGGGCGCTTATAAGTCATCGTTTTGGGCCTGCCTTGGCCATGACTTTTTCAGTGATGCTTTAGGTGACATCAGCTCAAAGGATGATCTCATGGTGTTGCATAGGTCATGGATTATGGAGTGGGCAGAACTTGACCATGTGACCAATCGCAAGCACGCAGGTCAAGTCAAGGCGTTCCTATCGCAGGCGGTTGATATGTTCCGTGTGCCGTATGGCAAGGCCACTGAAGCATTCCCAAGGCGTGGCATTATTGTCGGTACAACTAACCGCACGACCGGGTTTTTGGTGGACGAAACTGGCAATCGCCGCTTCTGGGTCATACCCACCACCAAGACGCAGGCGGACCAGATTGACACCGCCGCGCTATTACTGGAGCGCGATGCAATATGGTCTGCCGCTGTTGCTGCATACCGCGCAGGTGAGACCAGCAGGCTGCCAATGCAGTATGAGCAGCAGTTAAGCAGCGAGAACGAATCATATGTCGTTGATAACCCTTGGCAAGCGGAAATTGAGGCGTGGTTGCGTAAGCACGGCGAGATTGATTTGACAACTGAGAAGTTGCTTACCGAAGCCATTAAGAAGCCCGTGGAACGGCAGACCAAGGCGGACCAGATGCAGGTTGCGGACGTGCTGAAGCGGCTCGGGTACAAGCGGTACCGCAGCGGCAAAGGGTCAAGCAGGGCGTACGTCTACCGGAAGTAGTACCCCACCTAGGTGGGACGGGTACCCCACCTCGGAATCGCCCAGATGCCTTGCGCTGCAGGCGATGTTGGGCAGGTGCCTCACCTGTCCTACGTCCCACCTCGGTCTGAAACTTCCCTACGTTCCCCTACGCGTCTCTCTATTCCTTTATTTGTTTTGATATAGGTAGGGTTAGGTAGGGTACGTGGGGAACTCCCGCTCTGTGACTGGGTTTTGGCGGTACCCCACCCCGTCCCACCTTGCCTTTAGGTGGGGAACTGCCTTACGGTGACTGGATGAAAGAAGTCAAAGTCCGGTTTGAGCCTGCAGACCTCATGGCACTGGATCAGCAGGCAGCGGCAGCAGGCGTCAGCCGTGCGGAGTTGATCCGCAGCCGGGCGCTTGTTGCGAATTGCGACATGGGGCTAACCGTGGCGAGTTATCACCGGCTAGTGTCCGATGCGCTTGCCAATGTGCGCGGGGACATCCCACGCCGCATGGTTGAGCAGCTTGTTGCTTATGTCATCACATGGATCTCATCAACATCTCAGCCAAGCAGCAACCCGTGATTAACCGGTTGCATGACACCATGAACCACGCGCTTGCGTATGCCGCTGCCATCCGCGACAATGCACAAGATGATCAGCAGCCCATCCCGGCTGAACTGGTCGCGTCCTTCGCAGCCGATTACGACCGGTTGATTGCAATTCTCACCACCGCCGCCACATGAAACTCATCACCACGCAGGCTGACCTAAGCCATGCGCTACGCACCATTGCTCCAGCGATCAGCACCAGCAACAGCCATCCGATCCTGAGCTGCTGCCACATCGCTGCTGACGGTGCAACCATGACGGTCACCGGCTTCAACCTGGACCTTGGCATCACGGTCACTGTCCCCGCAGCCGTGGACACACCAGGCACCGTGGCGCTGCCGTATCGGCTGCTGGCAGGTTTGGTCAGCCGCATGGACGATGGCGAGCCTGTGACGCTCTCAGACGGCGCTGTGAGCGCCTCCAGCGGCTCTTACGGGCTTGCGGTGCAGGATGCAGCGGATTACCCCGCCATGCCTGTTGTAGAGGCTCCTAGCGCTGAGCTGGACCTGACCGCTGGTGTGCGTGCTTGCATGGCAGCCGTCAGCACCGACAGCAGCAAGCAGATCCTGCAAGGCATCCACATGGCAGCCGGTTACATGGAGGCAACCGACGGTCACCGCATGATGCGCGTGCCAGTAGCGCTGCCCGATGGCATTGACCTGGTGCTACCAGCCAGCACGATGAAGCTGCTGCAAGACCGCACCGTGACAGTGGCAGCAGCAACCGGCCAGGCGGTCATCGATGCTTGTGATGGCGTCACCATCTACAGCCGCATCCTTGATGGCAAATACCCCGACGTGGCAGCGCTAGTGCCCAAGTCCTTTGAGCACACCATGACCCTTGACCGGCACCGCTTTGCCCGTTGCCTGGAGCGCGTCGCGCTGATCGCAGAGGCACACAACTCCGTGGTCAAACTGGTCGCTGCTGCAGGTGCGCTGGCCATAACCGCCCAAGCCGATGCCAACAACGGCAAAGAGCTGATTACCTACGAAGGCACCGCAGCCGGTACCTGGGCGTTCAACGTGCATTACCTGCTTGATGGCCTAAAAGCCATGCGGCACGCGGAAGCTGTTACACTGTCGGCCAATAGTGCAACAACGCCAGTCGTGCTGAGGCCGACTAGCATGACAGAGCAGACGTATCTCATCATGCCGATTCAAATCAAACAGTAAAGAGCAATGGCCGCCAAAGGCACTACCAAGGCTGAAACTGAAATGCGGGCGCAAACCTTTGCCCGCATCATCGCTAATGGTGGCCGTCGCTCAGACTGCATCCGGCATGGACGGGAGAATTGGGGGGTTGCAGAAGACACCTGCGACAAATACCTTGCAATGGCACGCGATCAATTGCGTGCTGATTGGGATCTCCAGCGTCCGCAGATGGTGGCTGATTTGCTGTCGCAATGCGCCACGCTGCAGCAAGAGGCACGCGAGAAAGGGCATCTGCACATTGCCCTTGGCGCCATTAACACCGCCGCCAAGCTGGCGCAAATTTGTTCGTGAGCATCCTTGCTGCTGTTGCTGAAGGCCATGTGCTGCAGCAACTGAATACCAATGAAGAGCTGACTGATGTAGATGCCCTGCTTGCCCGCATCCGCAGCGACCTGCATCCCGGACAGCTTGCGTTTGTGGATGACACCGCAACGCAGATCCTTGGTATCAGTGCTGGCTATGGCGCGGGCAAGACCAGAGCACTATGCGCTAAGGCTGTGATGCTGGCGGCGGTCAACCAAGGCTTCATTGGCTGCGTGATGGAGCCGACCGGGCCACTGATCCGCGACATCTGGCAGACGGACTTTGAAGCGTTTCTTGAGGCGTACGACATCCCGTACACCTTTAGGGCGTCGCCGTTGCCGGAGTACATGCTGCACTTGCCGGGCGGTGATACAAAAATCCTGTGCCGCAGCTTTGAGAACTGGTCACGCATCATCGGTCTGAACCTTGCATGGGTGTTGGCGGACGAGATCGACACCGTCACACCAAGCATTGCGAACAAGGCATTTCCAAAGATCCTTGGCCGACTCCGCTCCGGCAACGTACGGCAGTTTGGTGCGGCATCGACGCCAGAAGGGTTCCGGTGGATGTGGAACACGTTCGGCAGCGACGAGGCCAGGGCGCGCCCAGACCGCCATTTGATCAAAATGCGCACGGCGGACAACCCGCACCTGCCGCCGGACTTCATCGAGCGACTGCAGGCCAACTATGACCCAAGCCTGCTGCGGGCGTACCTTGACGGCGAGTTCGTCAACCTGACAACCGGGCAGGTGTATGACCGCTTCGACCGGGCTAAGCATGTCACAGCCACAGTGCCGGACATCAGCCGCGAGCCGATCAGGGTTGGCATTGACTTTAACGTGGGCAACATGTCTGCGGTCATTGCCGTGCGGCTTGGCAGTGGCCTGCTGGTGATCGACGAAATCGCCGGTGCGCATGACACCGACGCCTTGGCGCAAGAGATCCGCAGGCGGCACCCGCAGCAGCAGGTGTACATCTACCCCGACGCAAGCGGTGGCAGCCGCAGCACCAATGCAAGCCAGACCGACATCCAGATCCTGGAGTCCTATGGCATGTCGAACCAGTCACCGCGCAGCAACCCTCCCGTCCGTGATCGGGTGGCTGCTGTTCAGGCTTTGCTGGAGAACGGCAAAGGGCAGGTCAGGTTGCAGGTCGCGCAGGGTTGCAAGCGGGTGATCGAGTGCCTGGAGCTGCAGTGCTACAGCGACAAGGGCGAACCGGACAAGGACGCAGGGTTTGACCACATGAACGACGCGCTGGGCTACCTGGTGTGGCGTGAGTTCAACCCGCTACACGCTGGCGCTGGCCGGGGCACGGGGGTCAGGCTCTACTAGGGTTGACCAAGGCGGCGCTAGGTGGTATCTTGTGCTCACGGCTGTCAAGGCCGACCCCTTACCATTCCAACCATGATCAACAATCGCTTTATGAATGCCGTTGCAGCCATCGTGCTGCTGGCCATGGTGTACGTCGCTGGTCAGGACAGCGGCTACAAGGCACACCACAACCACCCCGCGTGCCATCAGAACCTGAAACCTTAGACTGACGGCACTGTTAATGGCGGTGCTGCTGTGTACACCGGCTTCAATTTTTATGACCGGCCGCTTGCACAGCGCACCGTCTCCAAAGTCAACGATCCCAATACGTCTTGGTACGCCCAAGAGCCGCATTGGATCCTGATTGAAGATCTGCTACAAGGCACCTATGGGATGCGCAAAAAGCATCGCCGGTATCTGCCGCAGGAACCACGCGAGCTGGACGAGTCCTACGACAACCGCCTAGCCCGTAGCGTTTGCCCGCCGTATTACATCCGCCTTGAGCGGATGCTGGCCGGGATGCTGACCCGCAAACCAGTCAGGCTGGATGACACCGCCGACGCAATCCGCGAGCAACTGTTTGACGTAGACCTGCAAGGCAATGACCTCAATGTCTGGACCTATGAAGCAGCGCGCAAGATGGTTAGGTATGGCCATGTTGGTACATTGGTGGATGCACCTGCTAATGGGGGTAGACCCTATTGGGTGACCTACACACCTAGGCAAATCCTTGGCTGGCGCACCGAGACGCAAGAAGGCAGGCAGGTGCTGACCCAGTTGCGGCTGGCTGAGGTGGTCACAGTGCCAGATGGCGAGTTTGGCGAAAAGGCTGTCGAGCAGATTCGTGTGCTGACGCCTGGTGAGTACCGCATCCACCGCAAGCAGGACAGCGGTGAGTTCACCGTCGTCGATGAAGGCCGCACCAGCCTCAGTGAGATCCCGTTCAGCATTGCCTACGCGCAGCGGCATGGCTTCATGGAGTCACGCCCGCCGCTTGAGGACATCGCAGAGCTGAACCTGAAGACCTATCAAGTGCAGTCGGACCTTGACAACCAACTGCATATCAGCGCCGTGCCCATGTTGGCGTTTTATGGCTTCCCGTCGAGCGCTGAAGAGGTATCAGCAGGGCCGGGCGAAGCGATTGCATTCCCTGCCGAAGGCCGCGCCGAGTACATCGAGCCTGCTGGCCGTAGCTTTGAGGCGCAGTTCCGCAGGCTTGAGCAGCTTGCGTTGCAGATCAACGAGCTAGGGCTATCGGCAGTGCTAGGCCAAAAGCTGAGCGCCGAGACCGCCGAGGCAAAACGCATCGACCGCAGCCAAGGCGACAGCACCATGATGGTGATTGCGCAAAATATGCAGGACATGATTGACAACTGCCTGCAGTGGCACGCGCAGTACCTCGGCAATGCAACCGCTGCCGGTAGCGCTTACGTCAACCGCGACTTCCTTGGTGCACGCCTTGAGCCGCAGGACATCGCCGCGCTGCTGTCGTTGTACACCGCTGGCACCATCAGTCAAGAAACGCTGCTGACCGAACTTGCCGAAGGCGATGTGTTGGGCGATAACTTTGACGTAGACGAGGAGCTGGAGGCCACATCCAATGCGGGGCTTGATCTACCGTCTGCTGGACAAGCTGACAGACTGGCTAGTGGACCTGATGATCTGGATGGAGCCGAAGAAGCCCAGGAAGCAGGAGCTTGATTACACCATGTGCAAACTGCCAGATGAAGTGCTGGCGGTGATACGACTGACGTGGTACAAAGACGGCAAAGCCGATGAAGTGGACGAGCTGCGCATTATGGAAGACGGCCAGAACGGTTACGACGCCTTCGCTGCAGCGGTGCAGGGTGCATTAAAGCGCGGCGCTAATGTCAGCATCCGGTCTGAGTACAAACCACAAGACCTGGGCATTGTCTGATGGAAGCGTTATACCGCAATGCCATTGACCTGAATCGCTTTAGCAATAGCGTTGCGCGGCGGATCATCAATGCTTATAACGACATCATCATTGACAGCGTTAACCAGCTACGCACGATCGACGACCTAGCCGCGCCGGTCAAGGCTGCAAGGTTGCGTGGCATCTTGGCGCAACTCAAGGATTCGCTAGCGACTTGGGCGGGCGACAGCACCGAGCTGACTGCCACGGAGCTGCAAGGTATCGCTGAGCTGCAGTCTGAATTTGTAGTCGAGCAGCTACGCAAGGCGCTACCGGCTGGCGCTCGTGACGCCGTAAACACCGTAGAGATCAGCCCGCAATTTGCGCAGTCTGTGGTCACGACCGACCCGACCCAGCTCAATGTGGTAGCGCTAAGCGATGACCTATTTGCTGCCGTCCAAGGCGCACCGGCAACGTTCAGCCTTACTGCTGCCAAGGGTGCTACCATCACGCTGCCCAATGGTGAAGTGGTCAGCAAAGCGTTCCGTGGCATCGCCGTTGATCAGGCCGAGCGGTTCAGTCAGGTGGTACGCCAAGGGCTGCTAACCGGTGAGCCGACGCCAGCTATTGCCAAGCGGTTGATCGGCAGCCTTGAGTTTGGTGAGCGTGCGCGTAACGTGCGGCAGCTTGTCGCGGCAGGTGGGCAGGCAACAGCAGTGGCTGACAATCAGGTCGTCACCCTGGTGCGCACCAGCATCAACCAGGTGGCCAATACCGCCAGCCAGCAGGTGTATGAAGCCAATCAAGACATCACCAAGCGATACCGTTACGTCGCCACGCTGGACACGCGCACCAGCGCGATCTGCCGGGCGCTGGACGGCAAGACGTTTGAATACGGCAAAGGCCCGACACCGCCGCAGCACTTCAACTGCCGCAGTACGACCATTCCGGTCATCGACTACGACGAGCTAGGGTTTACGCCGCCACCAGCAGGCACCCGCGCTAGTCAAGGGGGACAGGTGCCTGCGAATGAATCCTACGGGCAGTGGCTGGCCAAGCAAGACCTGCCGACCAAGGCAAAAGCGCTCGGGGCTGGCAAGGTTGCCTACTTTGACAAGCTGTCACAAAAGTACGGACCGCAGAACGCGCTAGCCAAGCTGGTGCGTGATGACGGGTCGGAGCTAACCCTTGACAACCTGCGCGCTAGATATGGAGTCGTAGACTAAA